GGCTCGGCTTCCATTATGACGGGATCGAGCTCCGCTCCGAACAGGTTCGGGCGAACCGTCGCCAAGCGAAGGCGATCCTCCGACGGCCGAAGAAGAAGACCGTCACCGTCCGGATCTCCTCGAAGATGGCGAACCTCCGCTTCCACGGGTGTAAGCCGGACTTCGTCCGGGAAGTCTGCCACGCGAAATGCTGCTTCTCCGGAGATAAAAAGAAAGGAGCGGTCGTCTCCGTCCTCCCGACGGAGGAAGCCGTCCTCGAGCGACTCGGGGAAACGCGAGTAAAAGACGGGCTCCTCGTCCCGAAGGAGGGGAAGTGTCCGTTTATCGACGTGAACGGCGCGTGCGGTCTCCACGGCTCCCCACACAAGCCTTTCGGGTGTATCGCCTCTCCCTTTACCCTGAACCGCTCCGGGACGCTCATCGTCCGGCACCGTTACCTTCAACTCCCCTGCTACAAAACGGAGGAGAGCGTTCCGGCATACGAAGCCTTCGGAGCCTCCCTCGAGCTCCTATTCGGGGAGCTCGAAGCCGGTCGAATCGCCGCGAAGCTCGCCTCCGGATCCGGGGACTTCGACGCGGAGATGCCGATCGAGACATGGCGGGACGTCCGATATCTCGACGGAGTGAAGAAAGGGAAATCCTCTCCGGAGAACTCGAAAGAAGCGAAGCCCGGAACCGCTCGGTGGATCGTCGGAGACGCCGCGACGGAGCTCCCGAAGGCGAAGGGGCTCGTGGACTACGTGTTCACATGCCCACCGTATTTCGATCTCGAGAAATACTCCTCCGACGTCCGGGATATCTCGAACGCTCAGACTTACGAGAAATTCCTCGCCTCTTATCGGACCATCCTCGAGAGAGCGGCCGCTCGCCTCGCGGAGAACCGCTTCTTCTCGATCGTCGTCGGAGATATCCGCAACAAAGGCGGGATTTACCGCAATTTCGTGGGCGATACCGTCGGAATCATGCAATCCGCGGGACTCGGACTCTACAACGAAGCGATCCTCGCGATCGCGCTCACCTCCGCTCCGATCCGAGCGGGACGGCTCTTCGCAACCTCCCGCAAACTCTGCAAGGTTCATCAGAATGTGCTCGTCTTCGTCAAAGGGGATCCGAAGAAAGCCGTCGAGGAAGTCGGACTCCCGGAATTCGGGGAGACGGAACCGATCGAGGAGCCGGAGGACTAAAGGAGAACCTCCGGAAGCGGCTCCCTCCGCTCGGGAGCGATCCGCATAATCCGCCATCGCCTCGTCGCGGCGACACGCTCTCTCGCTCGTCTTCCCTCGAAGATCGTCCGGAACTGACGCTGGACGAGATCCATCCTCCCGAAGATCCCTCTCGCTCCCTCCTCCGTCGGAAAAGCCTTCTGGATATCCCTCCACGCTCCGGGCATCGGATCGTAAAACTGCGCCTTGAAGTAAGCCTCGAACCGGCAGGATCCTTTCGTTCTCATCGTTGCCTGCCAATACTCCGCGGTGCCGACTTCGTCCAGAAACTTGTTCCGGAATCTCCTTGCGTCTCCGGAAACCGTTCGAGAACAATCGACTCGGACGCCGCGGAGCGGCTCCCGAACACCCGCGGGACGCGGGACGACGCAGAACTCGAAAGGACGGAACGATGTCGAGAATGAAACGGAGCGGTGCTCCGAATCGGAAACGCGCGGAACGGACGCACGACCAGAAACGAATCGCCGCGCTTTATCTCGAACGGCATACGATCACGGAGATCGCCGAAACGCTTAACCTCTCCCGGACGACGGTTCATCGGGACATCATGGCTCTCGAGGACGCGTGGCGGAGGGACGGGCTCCTCGATATGCACCGCGCGAAGATGCGGCAGCTTATGGAGCTCCGGAGAGTCCGGAACGAGGCTCTCCACGCCTGGGAGGAGTCGAAGAAAGGGGAGACGGAGATCACGCAGCACCGTCCGACTCCGTCGAAGCGGAGCCCGAAGCCGAAGGCGACGCGGGAGATCATCAAACGGAAAACCTCGACGGGTGATCCGGCTTACCTCGCCGCGTTCCTCCGGGCGATCGAGGACGAAGGGGACTTGCTCGGGACGAAGATCCGGAAGCTCGAGATCGACACTCCGGAAGAAGGCGGGATCGGTGGCGGACTCATAATCCTTCCGACTCCGAGTCTCGAGGATCTCCGATGAGAAACGGCCGAAGACTCTCCGAGATCCACAAGATCGCGGCGAAAGTCTGCTGGGAGCCGAATCCCGGACCGCAACTCCGGTTCCTCACGTCCCTTGCTCGGGAGATCCTTTACGGGGGAGCGGCCGGAGGAGGGAAGACGGACGCGCTCCTGATCGACGCCGTCCGGGACCGGGAGTCCGAATACATGCGGTCGATCATCTTCCGGAAGACCTTCCCGGAAATGAAGGATCTCATCCGTCGCTCGATGGAGCTTTACCCTGCTCTCGACGCTCGATATCGCTCGTCGACCCGGGAGTGGTTCTTCCCGAAAGGAGGGATCGTCGAGTTCGGATACCTCGACCAGCATAAGGACAAATTCAAATACTCGGGACGCGCGTTCACCTACATCGGATGGGACGAGCTAACCCGCTGGAAGGACGACACCCACTATAAATTCCTTTACTCCCGGCTCCGGACTTCGGCGAAGGCTCTCTCGGAGAAGATCCCGGGGACGGATCTCCCGAAGCTCACTCTCCGGATCCGAGCGACGACGAATCCCGGGGGAGACGGGCACTTTTGGGTAAAGAGCCATTTCGGGATCGAGGACGACGGAGCGGAGACGGAGCACGAAACGAAGCACGGGCTCGTCCGGTTCATTCCCGCGAAGATCTCGGACAACCCGATCCTCGCGGAGACCGATTATGAGGACACCTTGGACATGCTCCCGGACCATCTTCGCCGGATGCTCAAGGAAGGCCGCTGGGATATCCTCGAGGGAATGGCGTTCTCGGAGTGGGATCGCCGGATCCACGTCGTCGAGCCGTTCGCGCTCCCGGCGACGGCGAAATGGTGGCGCGGGTGCGACGACGGATACAACGCTCCGGCTTGCGTCCTCTGGTTCGCTCTCTTCGATCGCCGCGTTTACGTCGTCGCTGAGCTTTACCGGAACCAGCTCGTCGCGGAGGAGCTCGCGGAGATCGTTATGAAGCGAGACCGCTCGATCCCGGTCGACTACGGGGACGAGGACGTCCGGCCGCTCGATCGCGAGCTCGACGGGATAATCGACTCGGCCGCGTTCGCGGACCACGGGATCCGAAGAATGCGAGGAGGCTCCCGGGCGAAGATAATGAACGAGATCGGCTGCGAGTGGAAACCGAGCCACAAAGGAGCGAACTCTCGAGTCCAAGGAGCGTCGCTCGTTCACTCGTTACTGAGGGGGAAGCTCGCGGACGGGCTCCCGAAGATTCAGATCTTCTCGAACTGTAAGAACCTCATCCGGACGCTTCCCGCTCTCCCGATCGACGAGCTCGATCCGGAGGACGTCGACACGACGGCGGAAGACCACGCATACGACGCGCTTCGATACGGCTTGCAAGGAGTGCCCGAACTCGTTAAGACGAGGAAGTTGAAAGGAACCTGATCTTATGCCGGTCAACTCGACTCATCCCGAATACGACGAGGCTTATCCGCGGTGGGAGCGTTGCCGCGACTTCATCAAAGGCTCGGACTCCGTAAAAGACGCCGGGGAGAAATACCTCGGACGGCTCTCTCTCCAAGACGACGAGGAGTATGAGAAATATAAGGAGCTCGCCGTTTACACCAATTATTCCGCGCGGACGCTCGAGGGGCTCATGGGTATGCTATTCCGGAAGCCTCCGATCGTTACGCTTCCCGAAGTTCGATCCGGCGAACTCGGGGACGCGCTCGACGGGATCGAGGAGGACTGCGATCTCATGGGGAGCTCGATCGAGTCTTACTCGCGCGAAGTCGCTTCGGAGATCCTCGCCGTCGGACGCGGGGGGACTCTGATCGACTTCTCGAAGGAGGAAAATCGGGCTTACCTCGCGTGGTATTCCGCGGAGTCGATCCTCAACTGGCGAGTCGAGCGGATAAACGGGCGAATGATGGTGACGCTCGTCGTTCTCGAGGAAACCGAGACGACGGCCGTCGACGCCGTCCTCACTCTCGGAGCTCGATCGGATAAGGAAGTCGATCCCTATTCGGAGACGGCTTCGGACCGGCTTCGAGTCCTCCGGCTCGTCCCGAACGAAAACGATCCGGAAGGTGATCGCGTTTATCGCGTCGAGATTTGGGAGAAGATCACCGAAGGGGAAGGTTCGAAGCAAAAGACTTATTGGCAGATGGTCGAGCTTTACGAACCGAACCGGAAGGGAGCCTTCCTCACGCGGATCCCGTTCATCTTCCACAATCCAGAGACCGAAGAGCCGACGATCGACAAGCCTCCGCTCCTCGACGTCGTCGATCTGAACTGTTCGCACTATCGCGTTTCGGCCGACTTCGCTCACGGGCTTCACTTCGTTGCGCTCCCGACGGCTTGGGCGAGCGGCGTCCCGAAGACGGCGGAGCTCCGGATCGGATCCTCGCAGGCGTGGACGTTCGACAATCCGGAGGCTCGAGCCGGTTATCTCGAATTCACCGGGAAGGGGCTCTCGGAATACACGAACGAGCGGGACCGGCTCGAACGGCAGATGGCCGTTCTCGGAGCCCGGATGCTCGAGGAGCAAAAACGCGCGGCCGAAACGGCGGAGACTCAACGGCTCCGGCAGGGAGGAGAGATCTCCGTTCTCCAGCACATCTCGGAAGTCGTCTCGGAACAAATCACTCTCGCGATGCGGTGGATCGGGTGGTGGTCATCGACGATCGACAACCCGGAGGAGTTCGAGGACGACGCGATCCGGATCGCCTTGAACCGCGACTTCGTCGATACGAAGCTCCCGAGCCAGGACGTCGTGAACCTCACGAGCGTTTACATCCAAGGCGGGATCTCTCGGGACACCTACCTCTGGAACCTCGCCCAAGGCGAAGTCCTTCCTCCGGGACGGACGCCGGAAGAAGAGATGGAGCTCATCGAGACCGAAGGACCGCGGCCGGGAGCGACTCCTCCGGGAGCCGGGGAAGGACAGGTTCCTCCGGCCGATGAAGACGAGGAAGACGACGCCGGAGCAACGAATCAGGAGTAAGCCTCGATGGCGATCTCCGACGATCTTCACGAGAAGCTCACCGATCGAGCGATCGTCCTCGATCGGGTGAAAGGCTCGATGCGTCAGGACGCTTACTCCGTCCTCCGCGATCTCGAGAGGAACCTCGTCGAAGAGCTTTACGGGAATTCCCCGACGGAAGTCCGGACCGCTTATCAGCGTGCGCGACTTGAGAAGCTCTTGAAGCAAACCCGGGCGACGATCGCCGCGTCTTACGGGAAGATCCGAGTCGGGCACGCGCGGAGTCTCCGGGATCTCGCGAAGAACCAATCCGAATACGTCCTCAACGAGCTAAACGCCCAAGTCGGAGTCGATATCGCGACGACCGCGATCTCGAAGGAGCAGATCGCCGCGATCGCTTCGAACACCCTTATCCAGTCGGCTCCCTCGAAAGACTGGTGGTCCCGACAATCCGGAGATCTCCAGGCGAACTTCTCGGACGCCGTCCGGCAAGGGATGCTCCGCGGGGAGACGACGGACCAGATAATCCGACGCGTCCGCGGGACGGCGAAGAACGGATTCACGGACGGGATCATTCACGCCAGGAAGCGGCACATCGACGCGATCGTCCGGACTTCGGTCCAGACGGTAGCGAACGAAGCCGGACTCGCCTCGTTCGAAGCTAACCAAGACGTGATCAAGGGGCTCCAGTGGACGGCGACGCTCGACGGCCGGACGACGAAGATTTGCATGGCTCTTCACGGGCTCGTCTGGCACTACGCTCCGGACGGGAGCCTGAAACCCGTCGGCCACGATAAGAGCTTCCCCGGTCCGACGGCTCATTGGAACTGCCGCTCGACGCAAGTCCCGGTCCTTAAATCCTTCGACGAGCTCGCCGGGAAGAAGGTCGTGAAGACCGGGGGAAGGCCGACGGATATCGACACGGCTTTCGAGACGGAGCTCGCGAACATGGGGATGGCTCCGGAGAAGATCGCTCTCGCGAAGCAAGGGGCTCGAGCCTCGATGGACGGTTACGCCGCGCGGGATCTCTCGTTCGACTCCTGGCTCGGGAAGAAGGGGATCGCGATGCAAAACCGGATGCTCGGGAAGAAACGCGCGGACCTTTGGCGGAAGAAGAAGATCTCGACGCGGGATCTTATCGACCAGACGGGACGGCCGCTCAAGGTGTCCGAGCTCTCGAGCGTCCCGGGCACTCCTCAAGTTGCTAAGATCGCCTCCCTCGTCGCGGAAGGGGAGAAGGCTCTCGCGAAGACGATCGTCCCGGCTCCTCCGCCTCCGAAGCCGGTCGTCGCTGGGACGACGGCGACTCCGACGGCTGCGAACGCGGTCCGGACGGATCTCGAGGCTTACAAGCCGGTGCACCGGAAATGGGCGGAACTCGTCCCGGCGAAGACGGCTCAGAAGATCGCGCCTCCGTCGACGGAATACACGAAGCGTGTCACCGCCTCGTATTCTCCCGGAGCGGCTCGTCTGAACCTCCGGAAGATCAAGGACGGGACTCCGGAAGGGAAGATCACGTTCCTCCACGAGTGGGGGCATCACGCGCATTTCCGGACGGAGACCGTGACGTTCACGAAGGTCGAGTCCGAGTTCGCGGCCGCGTTCGCGAGAGCGAAGAAGGCGATCCCGAAGGAGATTCGGGATCTCTACAAGGAGAAGAAGTTCGTCGGGTGGTATTCCGGGAAAGACGTCCTCGTCGGAATTCTTAAGAAGGCGAATCCGGACGCTTACCGGCGATGGAAGGCGATCGCCTCGACGGCGGAAAAGGAGAAGCTCTTCTCGGCCGTTTGGGATACGTTCGCCGCGCTCACCCGCGGCCGGATGGGAGGGGGACACGCGAAACGCTATTGGAAAGGGAACTTCCCGGAGATGGAAGCGGCCGCGCACGCCTTCTCGACGATCGCGAACGACAACGGGAATCCTATGTGGGAGCACTTCTTCGAGGACATGCTCGAAGTTATTCGGAGGAAGACGACATGAGCGAAAAGACGCGAAGACGGTTCACGAAACTCGAGGTGAAATACGCGGAGAAGTTCGGCGAGGCTTGGCCTTACGAATACGGAACCGGCCGCGAAGCGGAAGCCATGATGCGGCGGTGCCTCAAGCTGGAAAAGCCGGTCGACGACCTTTACGAGATCCCGGACGGGACCATCGTATGAAGCGGATCGTCGATCTCCTCCGGATCGAGCCTCTTCCGGTGGATTGGATGGTCACGAAACCGAAGACTCCCGACGAGGCGATCTTCCTCCTTACGATGCACGCCTTTCTCGGAGTCGAGGAGGAGATGGAGTTCCTCGAGGCTCACACTCGGCTCTCGTTCGTTCGAAAGCTCATGCCAACCGTCGGGATGTGGATCCTCGAGTGCTGGATCGAGGAGGAGCTCGCCGCTCGATTCCGCGAGCTCGGGATTCTCTTGCTCGACGACGCCGCGGAGCTTATTCTTCGTGGGACATACGACAACGCCGTCCGGGGCGACTACAACCTCGAAGAGCTCGTCGAAGAGACGAAATGCTACTGGCGGGGGCTGGGTTGTCCGGACGGAGTTCCCGAAATAGCATGAGCCGAAAGATCCTCCTCCCGAAACTTCCAAGCGGAAAGAGCACACCTCTCATACGCGGATCCGAAGTCGTCGATCGCGGAACCTCCCTCGAAGGCCAACTCCGGGAAATGGCCAGGACTCGGGGAGGGATGGTCGTCCACATTCTTCGAACGATGCGGACGATGAGGCTCGTAAAGACGGAGCCGACATGGTCGAACCTGATCTCTTCCGAATGGGGAGGCGAAGTCCGTCGGGCTCTCCCGGTCGAGGAGTTCCGGATTTATCGCTCCCTCTGGTCGTTGATCGAGTCGATCACGACGGAGAAGGAGGAGCGGAACCGGATCGAGTTCGCGATCGCCGTGATGAAGGAGCGACTCGACGCGAAGCGATACGGAACGGCGAAAAGACCGGAGCCGTCGGTGTTCGGGATCACGGATCCGAAGCTCGAGGACCATGTCCGGAAGGAAGCTCTCGCTCGAACGGCGGAGATCTTCCCCGGGAAATAGGCTTGCGGCGGTGCCGGACAAGCGTTAAGAAACGAAGAGAGACCGATCTCGGAGAGATCCAAAATGAGCCTAAGATACCAAGTCGATACGCTGGACGAAGTCCCGGAGGGACTCCGTGACCACTACGAAGAAGTTCATCGGAACGGAAAGACGGTTTTCGTTCTTCAAGTCGAAGGAGCCGTCGGGAAAGATAAGGTCGACGAGTTCCGGACGAACAATATCGCGTTGAAGAAGCAACTCGAGGACTTCCAGACGCGGTTCGACGGGATCTCCCTCTCGCGGGAGGAGCTCGAGGATCTCATCGCCAAGCGGGAGTCTTACCAGAACTTCCAGGCGAAGGGGAAAGATCAGGTCGAAGAGCTCGTGACGAAACGGATGGAAGCGGCGAAGGCCGAACACGAGCGACAGATTTCCGGTCTCCGAGAGGAGAACGATACGATGCGGAAACGTCTTTCGGACGTTACGATCGACCAAACGGCCGTCGCAGTCGCGACGAAACGCGGACTCCGGCCGTCGGCGATTCCGGACCTTACGAATCGCGCGAGGACTATTTTCCGCCTAAAGGACGGCGTCCCAACCGCTTTCGAATCCGACGGCAAGACGGTTCGATTCGGGAAAGACGCGAATCCTTTGGGGATCGAAGAGTGGGTCGAAGGCTTAACCGCCGAAGCTCCCCATCTCTTTCAGGAATCGAGCGGGAGCGGTGCTTCCGGTGATGGCTCCGGTGGAGCGAACGATTCCCGGGTGACTCGGAACCCGTGGAGCAAATCGTCGTTTAACCTAACCGAGCAAATGAAAATCACGAAGAGGGATCCGAAGCTCGCGGCACGCCTCCGAGCGCAAGCCGAGAAGTAAACGATCCCTCGAGGAAGGAATACCGTTATGGCCAAAACACTCGTTTCCGACGTGATCGTGCCCGAGATCTTCGAGGGATACGTGATCGAACGGACCGCGGAACTCGCCGCGTTCGCGCAGGCGGGAATCATCGCGATGGATCCCGACTTCGACGCTCGCGCTCAAGGCGGGGGACGAACCGTCAACATGCCGTTCTGGCAGGACATCTCCGGGGCTCGCCAAATCCTATCGGATGCGGCTTCGCTTACCGTCAACAAGATCGCCGCGTCCCAGGACGCTGCCGCGATCCATAACGACGGCAACGCCTGGTCCGTGAACGTCCTCGCGAAGTGGCTCTCCGGGGACGACCCGATGGGAGCGATCGGAACTCTCGTGGGCGAATACTGGGCTCGAACCGACGAGACCATGTTGATCGCCTCGATCAACGGTCTCCTGCTCGAGTTCGACTCGATCGCCGGGGATCCGAACATCCTCAAGATCGCGAGCGAGACGATCGCAGGGACCACGGACGCGAACCGCTTGAACGGTTCGACCTTCATCGACGCTCTTCAGGTTCTCGGGGACCGCTCCGCTCGCCTGACGGCCGTCGCGATGCACTCCGCCACGGAGGCGTATCTGAAGAAGGCGGATCTGATCGACTACGTGCCCGACTCGGAAGGGAAACCTTCGATCGCCACGTTCCAAGGTCGACGCGTGGTCGTCGACGACGATCTCCCGACTCGCGCGGGAACCACGGACGGCGTCGTTTACACGACCGTTCTCTTCGGCGACGGAGCCTTCGCGAAAGGCGCGGCTCCTCTGGCGGGTGATCCTCTCGAGGGAGGCTTCGGTTCCGAAGCCGTCGAGATGGCTCGCGTTCCTCTGGACTCCGATTCGGTTCTCATTAACCGACGTCGGCACCTTCTCCACCCGCGCGGCGTGCGCTGGGTCGAAGGATCGGTGGCGGGAGAGTCTCCGACTGACGCGGAGCTCGCGCTCGCCGCGAACTGGACGAAGGTTTACGAGTCGAAGAACATTCGCCTCGTGATCGTCGAGCACAATAACGAGAACGCTTAATCTCCTCGAGCCGGGGTGAGTCAGCTCCTCTAACCTCGGCTCCTCTCCCGGAGAAAC